AAGCGGAACAGTCGGCTCTGTTTCCGGCAGCATGGGAGGCGTGGGCGGTTCCTCCTTCGGAACGCTCATCACCATCCAGCAGATGATTGTCCGCAGCGAGGACGATATCCGCAGGATCTCCCAGGAACTTTACAACCTGATCCAGACCGGTTCCCGCGCCCAGGGAAGATTTAGTACAGCTTAAAGGGGGTGCAGTCTATGGGCTTTTCATACAATGACATTACTTCAAAGAGCATGGGGCTGAAAGCAAGGCTGACCTCCTGGCAGGTCAGCGGGCGGCTCCGCAACTTTACCACGACCGTTCCCGGGAAGTATGGCGTTACCGACTTCGGAGCGGACTTTGACTACCGGGAGATCGTGGTTTCCTGCAGCATCTTCCCAAGGCACAGCTTTCCCGCCCTGGTTTCCACGCTGGATGATATTGCGGCGTGGCTTGACCCGGTGGGCGGTTTGAAGCAGCTGATTCTGGATGATGTGCCGGACCGGTATTTCATGGCAAGACTGAACGCTGCGGTAGAGTGCGAACGGCTCCTGCGCTCCTCCGGCAGCTTTGAGCTGACCTTTTTCTGCCCTGACCCCTTTGGCTACGCCATTGAGGATGAAACCTTTTCCATCACGGCGGAGGGCAGCCATACCATAACCCGGCATACCGGGAACATGGAGTCGAATCCCATCTACCGTATTGAGGGAGAAATTACCTCCGCAGTAGGAAACTATATCAGCATTACGACCAACGGGCAGGAATTAAAGATCATTAACGCCACCCTTGCGGCGGGCGAAACGCTGGTGGTGGATACCGACCGCATGACCGCCTATGTAGAGGATGAAAACGGCATTACGGTGCGAAACGGGCTGCCGTATCTGGAGGAACTGAATTTTCCCACGCTTTCTGTGGGTAACAATACTGTCTCCGTGGCAGCGTCAAACGCTGTGTTTACGGGGCTTGAAATACAGGCAAGGAGCAGATGGAGGTGAGCGGCGATGGCGCTAAAGACAATACTGAATCAACAGACAGACTTCACAGGCGAGTTCCCGGTCGAGTGGGCAAAGGACGGCCTGTGGCGGATGAACGAATCCGCTCCCGATGAAAACAACAACCTTCTGGATTCCTCCGGTGCGGGAAGACCTGCTTTTATTAACAACTGGAGCGGCACCACCGCATCTATGCGAAGCGGGCAGAAAGGCAATTACTTTCGTTTTAACATCAATAATCCTGCCACAGAGCAGACCTATCTGAAGGTCGCCAATGACGGCAGCATTTTCGCAGAGCTTGGAGGGCGTATCCTCTGCGGCGGCTGGATGAACCCCACCACCTATTCTGTGGGAAACACCTACTGTCCGATCTTCAACACAAGATACGGTCCCGGTCAGCCGATCTTTTACCTCTCCCTTTTCCGAGGCAGGCCGAGGGTCATGCTCTATGACGATACCGGCTCCCTGATTCTGGATGAAACGGTCACGCCGCCTTTTTCCCTGGTAAACGGCGGCTGGTACTTTATCGCCTGCCTGATCGAGCCGGATAACAAGACGGCACAGTATGTAGTGGGCGACCGTGAAAGCGGCACTGTGTGGGCATCGGAGGTTTTCACCTTTACCGGGGAACTGAACCGCTCCTGCACAGCGGATCTGATCCTTGGAATGCACGCCGATTCCTACTGGTATGCCGGAGGGTTGGACGACTGGTTTTTAGACTGCGATACCTCACTTACCGCAGAGGACTTGATGGACTATTTCCGCTCCTCCCTGGTGGCGAACGCCGGGGATACCTCCGGGAGTGTAGACGGCATTACCGAGCCGGGAGCAGTCACGCTCCGGGCATCCGGCGGTGTGTATCCGTCCGAGGGCGTGCTGACTACAGCGGCGGCTGAGTGCAACCTCTCCGGCACGGGACGTGTGTCCGTAACCAGCGAGTATATTTCCGGCACAACGGCGGTTTCCTTTGTGGAGACATCAACCAGTGATGACCTGACCGATTGGAGCGATTGGGCGGCAGTCCCTTCAGACGGGCGACTGACCTCTCCCAACAGGGCATATATCCGTTTCCGGGTAACGCTCACGACTTCCGACACTGCACGGACGCCAAAGCTCATCGATATCCGGCTCTACGACATCCCAAAAGCGCCCTATGAGAAGATCGGCTACGCAAGGCCGGTGGTGCTGGACAGGAATGGTGCATGGGAGGCGGTGCTGGAGAATGCCTACGACATCATTGTCACGGGCGAGATCAACGGCGAGGACACCCTCTCCTTTAAGATCCCTTACCGGGATGGCAAGCGTGGGTATATCGACAGCGAGAAGAAGATCCAGATCGTGGACGATGTGTACAAGGTCAGGACGGTCACCGATACCAGGGATACGGACGGCAGCGCCGTGACCGAGGTGTATGCGGAGGCGGAGTTCTATGACCTGACATTCTCTGTCCGCAAGGAAGAAAGAACCTTTGAAGCGGAATACCCGGAAACCGCGATGGCCTACGCCTTAGAGGGCACTGAGTGGAGCGTCGGTACGGTGACGGTACGGACAAAGCGCACCTGGACCAGTACGGAAAAGAATGCCCTGTCCATCCTCAGAAATACAGCAGACCTTCACGGCGGCGACCTGGTCTTTGACTGCCCGAACCGGCTGGTGCATCTGCTGACGGTCAACGGCAAGGACAGCGGCGCTCTTTTTGCCTACAAGAAGAACATGAAATCCATCCAGCGGGTGGTGGACACCAGGGAGCTTGTGACCCGGCTGTACGCTGTGGGCGCAGAAGGGATGACCTTCGCGGACATCAACGGCGGAAGGCCCTATGTGGAGGATTTTACTTATACCAGTGAAATCCGCATCTCCACGCTGGACTGCTCCTCCTTCACGAACCCCTACCAGATGAAGGAATACGCCGAAATGCGGCTGGCGGACTACGCAAAGCCCACCATCTCCTATGTGCTGAATGCGATGGATCTGTCTGTGCTGACGGGCTACGAGCATGAAGCCTGGGAGCTTGGGGATTATGTCCGGGTGGAAGATAAGGAACTGGGGCTTTCGGTCACCACAAGAATTGTCCGCCGGGAATACAACTTACAGGAGCCGTGGAACACGGTGCTGGAGCTTTCCACTACGCTCAAAAACCTGGGCAGCTCTGCCAGCCAGTGGGACAATGCGGCGGATTCCCTGGAGGGCACCAGTATGGTGTCCAATAACGATATCCGGGAAATGGTGCCGTTTAATCTGCTGCGAAACTCCCGCGCTGATGACGGGCTTGCCTATTGGGTCAGCTCCGGCTTTGAAGCGGACGGCGAAAACGGCGCATCCGGCACGGCTTCCTTCAAGGCAGAGGGCGTGGCAGGCATGACCAAAAGCCTCTCCCAGACCGTTTATCCCGCCAACCGCTCCAGCTACACCCTGTCGGCGCAGATCGGCTCGGAAAATCTGGAGAAGCTGAGCGACGACGCCCAGGTGGGCATTGAAGTGGTCATTGAGTATGAGGACAGCAGCACGGAGAGCCGATTTATAGATTTGTATTAGGAGGCAGCTATGGCGTATTTATCATCCACCTCCGCCAAAATCACGCCGGAGAATTACTCCGCCAGGGTCAAATCCATCACGGTACGGGTGTGCATCACCAACTGCACCGGGATTCTTTATATCACGGACATCCTCCTGCAGGCAGGGGCGGTGGCCACGGGATGGGTAGGCCATCCCTGTGAGATGAAGTGGACGCTGGATGGATAAGGTCGCTTTTATCCGGCTGGCGGAGGTCATTAACCGGAAACAGGATATGCGTGTCGTAAGCGTCACCGTGAAGCCTACCATCACGGACTGCTCCGGCACGATTTATTTTACTGACCTGCAATTGCAGGAAGGCGCTGCCCTGACGGGATACACGCCCCACACCGAGGTGTTCCTCCAAAAGTTCCGGGAGAACGGCGAGGTCAAGGCGCCCGTCTGGTTCAACGGCGTGGTGCGGGGCGAGGAAACGGTCATCCTCTTTAATCTTGGGCAGACCTCCGCAGGGCTGGATGTGCATCTCTATCCCAAGTCGGATATGGAGGGCGGCTCGGTCAACCTGGCCCAGGGTGTGGGCGGCCAGAAGGTTTCTTTTCCGGGTGCGCTCTCTGCGGAAGATGACCTTGCTCTTCTGGCATCCACACGGGAATGCACCAGAAACGGCAGCCCGGAGAAAAAAGAGGGCTTCTACCAGTACAGCGCCGCCTGGGATTCCAAGCACAGGGTGACGCTTGCGGAGGGGAAAACGGCACGGGTATTGTTTGAAATGCAGGATGGAGGTGCTCTGCTCTAATGGACACATTAAAAGGCAATCAGATTATGGTATGGACGTTCATGGGCAACGCCCGGATGTACGAAGCCCTGCGGGATTACGGCGACCGCATCAGCCAGATTGGGCTGTTCTCCTTTAAAGTAAGAGCGACCGGAGAAATCTATGAAAGCGGTGTGGCGATCTCTGATATGCTCACTTACATCAATAAGTGGCCCCATATCAAGTGGCTTTTGACCGTGGCAAACGATGGCGCAAACAGCATCTTCCGCGCCCTGCGGGACAACACAAACGGGGCGCAGGAGATGTTCCTCTCGGAGATCATCCGCATCATGGAGAAATATCCCTGGTGTGACGGCATTGACATCGACCTGGAGCGTGGGGA